GGAAAGAGTACGCACGGAACGCGGCCAGCCAGGGTTCGAGTGCGTACTCTTTCCCAGCATACGTCGGGCATGCGACCAGGACCCGCCCGCGGTTATTGGGCATGCGAGCTCCCCTGCGCGACCGCGGCGCGCGGCTCGAGGAAGTCGGTGCCCAGGGCGATCCACGATCGCGTCGCGCCATCGTAGACCCACGATCGGCCGGCCTCATCGAGGCCATAGAGAACGTGGCCCTCTTTCGTCGTGCACGCTTGGAGCTGAACGATCTTCGGAGGTTTCATGCGGCCATGCGCTGGATAAAGGCGAGCGCGTAGTAGTTCGGGAGAGACAGGACCGTATCGTGCGCCGAAATCGAGTGGTCGCTTGGCTCGGTAAAACTGTGAACGAGCGTTCCCGCGACTCCGTGGTCCGCTGGCTGCGTAATGACGTGAACGCCGTAGTCCGTTCCGACATGCGTCCCAATGTCTTGGTGAGAGAGCGACGGGAAGCTGATGTCGGGGATCGCGATATTGCTCGAGGCGTGCGAGTGTGAGCCGGACGGCGCCGACGCGTTGGCCAGCGACGCGATCGCCTGCGACGGGACTGAGACGTCCACGCCGCTCGCAACGGCCTGTGAAGGAATGGAAACGTCAGCACCTGACGCGATCGCCTGCGACGGCACCGAGATATCGACACCCGACGCGATCGGGACGGACGGCCGCGATCCCGTCACGGCCGCAACGGCGAGGCTCGGACGCGACGCCGTGTGGGCCGCGATCGAGCCGGAAGGTCCAGAAGCATTCGCGAGCGACGCGACGGGCAAGGACGGCCGTGACGCTGTTGCTGCCGCGATCGAGCCGGAAGGTCCAGAAGCATTCGCGAGCGACGCGACGGGCAAGGACGGCCGTGACGCTGTTGCCGCTGCGACCGACGCGCTCGGGGCCGAGAGGTTCGCCGCCGATGCCACCGCAATCGTCGGAGCCGCCGATGTCGGCTGGAGGCCGACGATCGTGATACGCGACGCAGTGCCGGTCTGGACCGACACCAGTGAACTCGGCGGCGTTATCGTCTGAGCCGGCGCGGAGTGCGCAGCGTTCGAGGCGATCGAACCACTGGGCACCGAGACGTTGGCGCCGGATGCGATCGCCTGTGAGGGAACGGAGATAGCGGCGTTCGAGGCGAACGACGCGCTGGGCATCGACACGTCGACGCCGGATCCGATGGCCTGTGAGGGGACGGAGATCGCCGCGTTCGAGGCGAGCGTGAGCGACGGCGCGGAGATGTCCACTCCCGAGGCAATGGCCTGCGACGGCATCGAGACGTCCGCTCCGCTCGCGACCGCAAGGGAAGGCCGAGAGCCTGTCACGGCAGCAACAGGGAGGCTCGGCCGCGAGCCCGTTGTGGCCGCCACGCCCAGACTCGGCCGCGAGCCCGTCGCGGCAGCGACCGCAAGGCTTGGAACGGAGACATTGCCAGCGGCAGCATGGCTCCCCGTGAAGGTCGGGACGACCCCGGGCGGCTGCGTGATCGTCATGGCGGCGTGCGAAAGCGCCGCGTGCGTCAGGTCAGGATGGTCCGCAATGGCGAGCGAGTGGGTTAGCCCGGTGTGGTCGCTGATCGTCATCCCGACGTGAACCAAATCGCCGTGCGACGAATGTGAATGGCCGGTGACACCGCCCGTGACCTTCAGCGTGCCTTCGATATTTGTCTTGGCCACGCCCGCCGCGTCCTGCGTCGCGCCAACCACGAACTTGTCGCGCAAGTCTGGACCCGGTGCGTTTGCAGTGCCGTCACAGAGCGCGAACGGTGAGGGGATCGCTGCGATCGCTCCGCTCCACATGATGATGCCGCCGATCGGCACGGCGCCCACGGCGGAACCGCCGCCACCTCCGTCGCCGGAGTAGTACGGAAGACTCGACCACGGCGTTAGATCGTCTCCGACCTTGAACTTCCCCGCATCGGTCTCGTAGCCAACCTCGCCCGATGCGAGCGTGGGATTCACGACCGACCACCGCGCCGCCGTGTCGCGCCGCCACTTGATCGTCTTCGAGGCCACGGTCAGGCGCCCCCACCATCGACGTCGCCGTCTTGATCCGGATCCGACATTCCGCCATCGATGATCTCGGTGTCCTCGAGCGTGATCTCGAGCTTCGGGGTGATCTCACGGACGTTCGCCGGATCCTGGAGACGTTGCTTCCCCCAGTCGGCGAACTGGTTCACCATCACGACGTCGTGGTCATCGACGGTGAAGAGCGAATCGTCCTGCAGCACCTCGACAACGGCGTCGGCGATGGCCAGCCCTTGCTTGTAGCCGGCGGATCCCGTCGTCGACGGCGTATCGGAGCCGTCCTTCGTGTAGACAAAGAGCTCGGGCGTGACGACGTGTCCACCTTGGCCGAAGAAAATCTCCTCGCGCTCTACGCCTTCGCCGACCACGATGTACGGGTAGAGCTGGCCTTCGACGACTTGGTCGACGATGCTGTCCGCGCCCTCGGCGAGCAGCGAGGTCACCTCGGTCGACGCGCGCAGCGCGGAGACGATCCCCTTTTGAACGAGCCAGGAAGCCGTTGCAGTCACAGCCTTGCGAGTGCCTCGGTGAGATGCTTCTTGCGCGTTGCCATTTTGTGAAGCGAGAACTTCACCGTGATCTTTCCCGTGTTGGAGCTGACGGCCCACTCCTCATCAGCGCGTGGCGGCAAGAGCACGACTTCGGCGTCGGTCACGATGGTATCCAAGACGAACGTGCCATCGCGTAGCCCGTCGGCATAGCGAGCGAGCATTTCTGCCACGTCTGACGCGACTGTCGCAGCGGCACTCATGCGCCAGCCTTCGCGATGTCGCCGACGACGCTGATAAGGTCTGCGTTCAGATCGCTCAACACCTTCGGCTCGTCAGCCTGATAGGGACGCGTGAGGAAGGGATTCGCCTGGCGGTGACGCCGAGGGTCGCCGTAGTTCACGACCGGCGCATAGGCGCCGCGGCCGATCTTCTTGCTCTTTCTTCGGTGGATCGCTATCGGGCCCGCTCGGCGCGGTAGCTTGCCGAACCCCACCTTGACGTAGCCCGTCATCCCGTCTGCGGAGTACTCGTCGCGGATCGTCGAGACGAGTTCGCCCGTCACGACTGGCGCGGCCGCGCGCGCTTCGTCGCGGACCTCTTGCGTGTGCTGTCGGATCGTTGCGATGACTTTCGCTTTCGTGGCTGGGTTCGCGAGCTTGATGGCGCGCGAGAGTTCCGCGGCGCCAGCGAGGACCGCGTTGATTTTGATGCTCACGTCTGCACCGTTTCGGAGCAGTAGAGGACGAGTTGGTCGTTCAGCTCATCGGTGTTGACGACCGTCAGAATGTCAAACGCCCGCCGACCGTTCCTGTCCTGCGCGACGAGCCGCTGCTTTGGCGTCACGCTCGGCCGATAGCGGATTGTGATCTGATGGCTCAACGTCGGCCGCTCCTGCTTCGCGATCTCAAACTCACGGCCCGAACCCGGAGATACGTTCGCCCAGACCGTCGCGAACGGCACCCATGCGATCATCTTGCCGCCGCCGCCATCGTCCGATTCCAGACGGGTCTCGATGCGCACGCGACTCCGGAGGTCGCTCGCCGAGAGGCTCACGCCGCTTCCTCAGCCCGGACCTGCCAGAGCATGTCGTCGATCGAGTGCGGGATCTCGAGCGCGAACCGCTTGCCCTCGAAGAGGCCGCGATTCGAGAAGTAGTGCTCGATCAGCAGTCGCATCGCACGGCGCACCTGCGCCGGGACGGCGCTCGACGATGCGCCATACCCGCACGTGAAGTCAACCGTGACCGCGCCCTGCTGCCATCGCGTGGCGGGCCAGGGTACGCCAAACGCGCGGCTGATCTCCGCGCGCACCAGCGACGCGTTGACGAGATACGCCGACGGGTCGAGCAACTGCGTGACACCGTCCTCGTCGACGTAGTGCACGGCGTCCACAGAGATGAGGGGAGGCTTCGGGAGTCGAATCACGTCCCGGTGCAGATCGAGCAGCTCCGGGTGTTGCAGGCCGCTCACCGTCTCGAGATACGGCGACGCCGTCTCGAAATACCGTGGCGGGAAGCCGTCCTGGCTCCATTGCCAGTGCTGCGTGATCAGCGCGCGGTTCGTGAATGACTCGATGTACTCGCGCGCGTCGCTGATACACTCCTTCAGGTAGGGGTCGACCGTGGTGTTCTTGCTCGGCACCCCTGCGCCAAGGCTCGCGTCGGCGACGTTGTCCGTGTAAAGCGTCGTCGTGTTGTCGGCGATCGTCCCGACAAGAAAGAACGTCGCGCCGGCGGCGGCGGTCCGATACACCCTGCGCGCCGTGACCTGCGCACCGCCGAGCGGGATGGCCGATACGACGACCTTGCCGTTTACGGTCTTGTCCGTGACGGTGACGGATCCTGAAATGTCCCCGCCATCCGTCTCGCCGTCAGCCGTCACGAATGTCAGGCAATACCGGTGCGCTCCGTTGTCGACATTCCCAGGAGCGACCGGCGAGGCCAGCGCGACGGACGGCGCGTCCGGCGTCGGTTCGACGTTGAGACTGTCGATCCGGAGGTGCGCAGCAGCTTCCGCGACCGTGAGCGGTTCCACGGTCGGGGCAACGAGGCGAACG